ATCGAATACTCGACTCAAACGAATCTTCGTCTTCCATAAGCGATTCAATACTGGTGCATCGAAACTTATGCCGTTGTGCATGACTATCAACGATGCGTCCTTTAAAAACTCCGGCAGGTTGCTTGCTGCTTTCCATTTGCGTACTTCTCCAGTGTCAATGTCTTTAGTCACTACAAGGTGAATCTTGTCGTGTGCTAGGTTTGTCTCAATGTCGAGAACAATCCTCATAGCAATCCTTATTTAATGTTAAGCCACAATCCAATCTGAGCAAAGGCGTATCCCGTCCAGATCATCCCGTTAGAGATTTCTCCCTTGCTCCACTGTAACACACCTACGATCAGATAGCCGATACCTGTAGCACCTACAATGATGTGTTCAGTGCTAATCATTCTTCTCATCTTCCTTCAATGGCTCATCCTTAATAGGCTTACCCATAGGCTCTTCCTTGGGTTTATCCCTACCGAAGATAGCATCCCATCGGTTTGCATAGTCCTCATTACTAACCTGCCTTGGCCTACTAGATGATCCTTTACCGCCATGCCATGCTGTCATAACACTTCCTCCTCAACTTCCAACATCCTGCCTGTAAACCCGTTATATTTAAGCTTACAAGCAGGGCCAGTTTCCCCATTATACCTATTCTTAGCCACTGCAATCTTGGTAAGGTGTCGCTCTTCTTCGTTCTCAGCCATGCTGTTACGCTCCAAAGTAATCACCGCATCACTCAATTGTGCAATGGCTCCTGAGCCTCGCAACTGAGACAAAGACACACTACCTCCATCCTCATGCCCTTGGTTGCCTTGAGGCCTACGGAGATGGCTAACACAGATCAGGGTGATATTCAACTCCTGTACCAGTGTCCGCAGCTTCGTCATCATGTTGTCAATAGCTTTACGCTCATCGCCTAAGTCTTGACCTGAGACCACAATACTAATGTGATCGAGGAACACAACACGACAGTCACAAGCTTTCGCCATGTACCGGATTCTATTTGAGATATTGTCAACATCGCTGCTGCCAAAGTGATCAAAAAGATAGATACGATTACTTCCCAAAGTAGCATCGAATGCCTCCTTAAGTTCCTGTTCAGTCGTTGGTGTGTCAGGTAAGTGTAACAATTTGTTAGCATGGAGGCTCATAATACTCCTTGCTGTCTTCCTTGTTGACTCTTCCAAGAACAACCCTCCGATATTCCAATCAGTAGTCTTGAGCAGGTTATACAGGATTTCCCGTAGAAACTGACTCTTACCCAATCCACTGCCTGCGGTGACTGTAATCAACTCTGCTGGCCTAATGCCATACAAGAGCTTATTCAGTCCCTGCCAAGGATACTGAGCCTCTGCCACTGGTTCGGGCTTGGAGATTTCCTCCCACAAGTCAGCAGCGTTGACGATACCATCAGGCACATATGGAGTAGCTCTCCACCACTCATTCACAAAATCCTTGGTAGCACCTGCGATAAGGTAATCACAGGCATCCTTAAACCCTGACTTATGCTGGACAATCTTAGCCTTGTTACCGAACAGTTCAGCCACTTCCCTAGCTGCCTTCTTCCCCGGCTCATCCGCATCAAAGCAGATAACCACAGAGTCAAAGCTATTGAGCCACTCATACTGAGCCTTACAGTCCTTCAAAGCAGCCTGAGCACCATTACGGATACTCACTGTAGGGTATAGGCTCCCTTGCATCTGGAAAGCTGCGAGAGCGTCAAGTTCTCCTTCTGTGATAGTGACAGCCTTTCCTCCGGAATGAAAGATAGACTGACCGAATAGTGTTGCTCCTGAGAAGTTTCCGGAGATGGAGAATGACTTTGTAGGAACATTGCGTTGTTTAACAGCCGTTCTAACTCCGTCTCCGTCAGTGTAAGGATAATACTGAAATTCTCCATCGGTTGTAACTCCATACTTTTCACAAGTTGCTTGACTAATCCCACGATCAGGGATTGCTTTACAAGTGCCTTTAATGCTCATTTCAGTCACGATCTTTCGTGCCATGTTGTATCTGGCGATATGCCTGTCCTCAGCCTCATGCTCATGCTCTGTCGTGTTACAGGCAAAGCAATGAGTATGTCCATCGTCATAGAGGCTATTCCCGTCTGAACTACCGCAGTGATCGCAGGAAATGTGCCTCAAGAATTTTGATGCCATTTAGTCCTCGTTAAGTCATCATTGATTCTGCTGCTTCTTTAGAGTGAGCAACACGGCGCAACCAACCCTTAATGAACTTGGCCTGTGATGGTTTACGAGCCACAATGCCATTGTAAAAGTCAGTCTTCTGCTGTGTGAACTTCTCCAAGATTTCATGCTTATCCATACGAGCCACATAGCCTAGCGTATTTGGCCCAATAGAGCCATCATCAGCAGCACCTACAGCCCGTTGGATGAACTTAGCAGCCTGTCCCGTACCTGCATTGACACCAAAGTCAAAGGCAGCGTAGTCGATGCCATCAGGCAGGGAATCACATTGGAGTTTATCCCAATACATCCGTTTATAGAATGGTTTAACAATGTCCTTGGTTAGCTTTCGCATCTCACCATCGGCAATAGGTCGAGCCATGTAGGAACTCCATGCCGCTTTGGTGACTCCAAGATTAGTCTCCCCACCTGCATCGTCAGGATCGTTGACATAACCACCTTCCATCTGAATTACCAGTTCAAAGCTCTTATCCCAATTTTCTTTCATTTAAGTTCTCCTTCGGTTAAAAATTCGCTCATGTGTTCTTCTCCTTGAGTTTGGCTTCAATGGCATTCCAAAGCATGTAATCGTCGGAATAATGCCCCGGCACATTTAGGTCGATGTTGTATGTCGCCAGCATGATTTGTTTGAACTCCTCATCCGTCAGCCCAACCCACGCACTCCGTGCTGATTGCCGCTGTGCGGGTGGGGTGGTGTAAAGCGCAACCTCGTACCTGTTGTTTGGGTCAGACCAATAACGCAACCCTGATACAGCGCCTTTTTCGTCAATGTCTGCCCACGCCACAGGCTCTTGCACAGGTGCTGGTCGGTCAAACAACTCAGGCAGTCGCTCATACAGCATTGCAATCAATTCTTTGGTTGTTGGTTGAACTTTCATGTCTTTATCCTCCGTTGTTCCCTGCAAGCCTTTCTGACTTCAGGGGTGTAATCAGGGTGAAACTCCACCAGTGAGCAGTCAACCCTACGCCCTTCCATCGGTGCTGCCTTAACAGCGATATACAGCCCTCCAAACCACATCAAAGCAATCAGGATGATGGTTATAGCATTCCAGACTTTATCGGTATCCATCATCAGCCTCATATGCTTGGTTCTCAAGTTCCTGCCATTGATCCATGATCTGCTCTTCAATGCTTTCCAAGTCCTTGATGTCAAGTGTGTCATAGATATTAATACCTTTGTAGTATACCTCTATAGTTTCATAATCGACATAGGGATGATCCTCATCAAAGAGAATGTCAAAGGCTACAGAGACTGTAGCGTTCTCACCAACATTGACTTTCAGGTTGAACATAGTCATTTCAGCACCACCTTTAAAAGGGTTAACATACCGACAAATAGAGAGACAATCATTCTGTACCCTCAGACATTCGTTGAACTGCGCACATTACATCGTACATGACTTTATCGTAGCCATTGGCACGAATAAGACTAGCCATGTCATCAATCACAGAGTAATACCAGCATTCAAACTTGATTAATTCCTGCTCCTGTGCGTCAAGTTCTTCGTACATGGTGATAGACAATTCATTCATGATAAATCCAGTTGTTGAAAGTTAACGGAACATAGACACATTAAAGACTTTAAAGTCCTTATACATTACATCAATGCTTCTATGTAACTTTATAAGTACTTAATATAAGTAACTTATAGTATGTAACATCTAAGCATTGAAGCAATGTCATAGGTCTATATAGTATATTATATGTCACAATCAGTCATTGTCAAGGTCTGAATTGTAACAATCTGTAACATCGGATGTATCCGTGTCATCATCTGGTCGATCCTCAAAGGGATCAGTTACATGGATAAACCCTTGAGGCATCCGTGTTGGAATGTTGGGAATCTCCCTCAAACATCCATCGCACATATCCAAGAATTCATTAGTGATAGCGTGTCGCCTCACCGATTCGTGGTCTTTTAAGTTTCTGTCACAGACAATACAGTGCATTTTAACGCTCCATTTAGTGTTCAGGCTACCCTACCCTTAGGCAGGTATTTTAAAGGCCTTCTAGGGGTGTTTTAAGCCTTCCTAGAAGGTAGGATCAGGTCAAGAATCCATCGAATCAGGCTAGGGTGTCTGTCATCGGGTGGGAAGAAAGCCTGTCCTCGGGGATCGAAATAGCACTCATCAAGAGTTCTGGGCGTGGTGTAGTGTGATGGTTTCATGTCAATTGCTCCAGTTTAAGTGTTTTCAGTTTCAAGGCGTACCATGTCCTCAATGTCGAGGACAATCTGATAGTCCACAATGTCTTTTACATCGTGGTCTAATCCCTCAATGTACAGGTCAGTACATTCTACAATTAGGGGTAGCGTTTCAATAGACTGTACTTCGCACAGCCCATAGAATTCAAAGCCCTTCAATTTGTAGGTAAATTGTTTTAGTTTAGTCACAGCAGTGCATCCTCACATTGTGTTAAGTCGTAGGTCTTAGGCTTGTGCGCCTGTTTGTCATCCTGCAAAGCCTTGGACGCATCGGTCTGAGTGCCATTGACTGTCGGAAACGGCCAAGGAATCCTCCCGTCTGCGGTTACTAGTAATATATTGTTTTCAGGCATTACTTGACCCTCTTGATTGTAAACAATCCAAGACAATCTCCCTTGACCCAATGCACAATCCCTGTTTCCGGGTCTTCAATAGGCTTTTCCGGCTCGTAATCGTTGCAGTCTACCCAGTGCTGGCAGATGCCTCGTTCAGTGGCGCTGAAAGCCACTACATCGGATGACTTAAATCTGACTTCGTATCGGCTCATGATGTAACCCTCTCAAAGTGCTGTTTCGTATCCTCAATGAATTGAGCTACCTGTCCTAGTGGAAAGTCCTGCACCACTTCCCATACTGTAATTTCTTCATGTGTCCATGAATCACAGTTAGTCTTTAGGATCGACAGAATATCCTCATAGGTTGATTGTCTAGGATACTCTGACAACCACTGATCCAGTGCAAAATGTTCGGATGTTTTCATGCTATAACCCCTTAAAAACTGATAAAGACAAACATACCATCGTCAAGGGCGCACCATTGAGTATGATCGCATAAAAAGTCTTCAACTTCACCAATTCGCTCATCCTCATCTGCACAATGCGACAGGTCGAGATTGTAGTTAATGGCTATCTCGTGCCATGACATTTCATCCCACTCACAGCAGATAGAGATAATGTCAAGCTCCACAGGCTCGCCTGTGTCTTCGCTGTAGGATTCCAAGTATTCATAGATAGCCCTCAGCGCATCACGGGAGAATTGATCCTTGCGTGATGAATTCTTGAATGCTTCAATGAATGAATACTTGTCGAGAGTTTGAACGATAGCCATTTTAGGACTCCAGTTTGTTGGTTGCCTGTACATCACAGGCGTGATTTAGTGCTCTAATTGCACTCCAATGGATTCTAGCATTAGAATCCATCAGGGTGGAATCATTCAATGTAATCTAATGGTTTGTTATCTGTTCTCCATTGTTCTAACGCTTCGCAAACTTTATCTAATCTTTTACCCATCAATTCTTTAGCCTTAGTCCCTGATTTTAAAGCTAAATAATTTAGACTGATTTTTTCGTACTCTTGCATGAGTTGATCGTATGTTTTCATGATGTTCACTCCTTAGATTTTAAAACGGATCAGGGACAGGTAGTCAATCGCTTGAGTGGTTACTAAACGCTCACGCAAGACTGTTTCCCCCTTGACTAGCACTCGGTCAACCTCTAGCACATTCTCAATGCTAGAATCCCTGTCTGCCGCTAATGCGGCACTGTGAAGGGTGCGGTAATGAGTACGCTTTCCCGATTCACTGATTGTGAAATATCCGGTTTTGTTCATGGTCATACTCCCAGTGTTTACACGCCCAAGGCCAAAAGAACACCCCAAAGGGCGAAGACAAGACAGGTGAGGATCATACAGGTACGATCAGACATTTTTGTGTTCCTCAATGGTTTTGAATGTCACATTAGCGGCAGAGTTGTCACTGTCAGATTCTACTGCATGAATCCAGTAGATCAATTCACCAAAAGCCTTGTTGAAGTCTGTGGTGTAGTAACCCACAGGCACAGATTCACCATTGAGGGTGACTGTGCCGTTGACAGTGTAGCTATCAGGCTTTCCTTGGTTGTCCAAGGTGGTGGTGAATGTCAGTGTTTGCATGGTGATTCTCCTTAGATGCAGTTATCGTAGCGGTCTTCCATCTCGAATACCTGTTCATCGTCAAGGCGAAGGGCACAGGTAACTAGGTAGACTGCATCAGGGTATTCTACACCCTCAGAGGTGACATATTCCAGCACTTCCCAGTTGGAAAAGCCTTCTTTGTGCATCTCAATGCAGGTCTTGGCGATAGTTGCGGATGTTTGCATGATGTTTCCTTGGTGTAGTGCATCGCCATCGGGTGATGGCTGGACAGTGCACTCCATTGACCCCTGTCACGGGTCAACAGGCTGTACTGTCATTCTTCACATTCGCGGACAAGGCAAGCGACAATGTTACATGATGGGAAAATTGTATAAAACATATCCCGTGCTTGGTGGAGAGAATCAGCGCAGAGGATATAGGGAAATGTAAAGGCAGACTCAGGAATTGAACGATCCACGAAATCTTCGCCTGTTATGATGTACTGATGGGTCATGGTGGTGTTTCCTTGGTTAGTTGAGGTGCAGGTCAGTACGATTACTGATCTAGCCTCTATTCTCTCACAGCCAGTCCCCGTGTCTGTCACTTTGGCGACTTTGTTACACTTTGTTACAGGTTTCTGCTAGACCGATTTAAACGGCCTATAAGCCCCTGTAACCCCTTGCCCTACCCTACCCCTTGGCAACTTTTATCCACACCAGTAGTGGTACTTGTCCACAGATACAGGTCTTATATAAGACTAACAACCTGTGGATAACTCTGACGCTCCGCTGGCACGATAGTTGCAGTGCTGTGGATAACTTTAGAGTGCTGGGATAACCTGTGGATAACTTTCTTGGTGGTGACTGATGGGACTAGATTGTGACTGTTCAGTATGCGTTGTGACTTTCAGGTGTGCGTTGTGACCCTTAGGTGTACTTTGTAGGTTCCCACATCGCCCTTCACCCTTGCCAGTCCAGATTGTGACTCGACAGTCTACACTGTGACTACACCGTATTGAGAATGATTCTCATTTGCAACTAGACAGTCTACACTGCTACCTCTAGTTCACCAACTAGACTTATGAGTATAGATTGTAACTGACCAGTATAGATTGTAACTCTTGAGTCACTTTAACGACAATTGAGTCATGGGGGGAGGGTCGCTGGCTTTGGTGTAACTTTTGCAGGAGCCTCTGACGCTCACAAAAAAGGCAATAAAGGACTAAATTAACATAACTAAAAGTAATATCACTTAAAGCGCTAAGTAGTTGACAGACAAGGAAAACTAGACAGACTAGACAGGCCATAGTGTTTAGACTTAATTGGGGACAGATCAGCGGTAGCGTTAGTGCTTAAAAGTTAGGCACTTATATGACTTGAAACTTACAAGAAGTGTAAAAGATGAAATAATTTGTAACAAGACAAAGAAAAAGCTTGACAAAGACAAGAAGTCATGGTATAATATACTTAGAAGGATATGAAAGTAACTAAGAAGGTGATGGACTCTTATGTTGCTAAGTAGGAATCTGCACAGTTGATACAACGAATGTTAATGTAGAATGTTAAAGTTAAATACTATAAGTAATATTATAAGAATATATACTAAGTACTTATAATATATAACTTATAAAGTTCTTAACTTATAAGTAACTTTAAAGTACTTTAAGTGCATAAGTGGATTGTCTTAAACAATAGATGTTTTGTCTCCCTAAGAAAGGATAAAGACAAATGGATAACAATAACGAACAACAACCAGAAGAAGTTAAGCGTAAAGCTGGAAGACCAAAGAAATCTGAGCTTAGAGAAATAAAAGAAAGTAGATCAGTTGGTCGTCCTAAAGGTGAAGCTGCAATTATCAATGAATATAAGCTTCGTATGCTTAATTCACCTAAGTCAGCCAAAGTCCTAGAAGCCATTTACGATGCAGCTTTGAACGATGAACATAAGAACCAAGCTGCTGCATGGAAGCTGATTGTCGATAGGATTGTCCCTGTGTCTTCCTTTGAGGCTGCAAAGCAGGGTGGTGGTACACCTCAGATCAGCATCAACATTACAGGCTTGAATCAACCTACTGTAAGCACAGATGAGGATGTGATTGATGTCTGAGCTTAACTTTGCATTACTTAACTGGCAACAAGAGGTCTTTAAAGACTCTACCCGCTTCAAGGTGGTAGCTGCTGGTCGCCGTTGTGGTAAGTCCAGATTGTCTGCTGTAACGCTGCTTATCGAGGCTCTGAACTGTCCCGAAGGCTCTAGCGTCATGTATGTAGCTCCTACCCTTGGACAAGCTCGTAGCATTATCTGGGACTTGCTCCACGATCTCGGTAGGCCTGTGATTAAGTCTTCTCATGTGAATAACCTTGAGATTACCCTTATCAATGGTCGTAAAATCCTCGTTAGAGGTGCTGATAACCCTGACTCACTGCGTGGTGTGTCCTTGGTGTATCTGGTGCTTGACGAGTGTGCCTTTATTAAGCAGGATGTCTGGGAGAAGATTCTTCGTGCTGCTTTGTCGGATAAGAAGGGTAGAGCCTTGTTCATCTCCACTCCTAGTGGTCGTAACTGGTTCTACGATACCTTTAAGCTAGGGCAGTCAGGTGAGGATACCGAGTGGAAGAGTTGGCACAAGACTACAGCGGATAATGAAACCATTGATCCGAAGGAGATTGAGGCAGCTAAGAGGAGCTTAAGTAGCTTCGCTTTCAAGCAGGAATACTTGTCTAGCTTCGATACCGCAGGTGCTGACATCTTCAAGTCCGAGTGGATTAAAGAGGGTGAGATGCCCAAGGATGGCTCCTATGTCATTGCCATTGACTTGGCTGGCTTTGAGAATATCACAGATGGTGCTCAGAACAAGAAGAGACTAGACGAGACAGCCATTGCCGTGGTGAAGATAGGTAATGACAATAAGTGGTATGTCGATAAGATTGAGCATGGACGGTGGGATATTAAAGACACCTGTATGCGTATCTTAAAGAACATTAAGGAATATCAGCCTATCCAGATTGGTATTGAGCGAGGAACAGCCATGAACGCTGTTATGGGTGTGTTGCAGGACATGATGCGCCAGTACAACACCTTTGCTCACATTCAGACACTTACTCACGGTAACAAGAAGAAGATAGATCGTGTGGTATGGGCTTTACAGGGAAGGTTTGAGCATGGTCACATCGTCTTGAATGAGGATGAGGACTTTGAAGAATTCAAAGATCAGTTGGTTATGTTCCCCACAAAAGGGGTGCATGATGACTTGGTTGATGCTCTCGCCTATGTCGAACAACTCGCTATCTCGTCATTCCTTCCTGACTATGAGGAGGAAGATTACGAGGTTTATGATGAAATCAGTGGATATTAACAATGGAAAATAACTTAGAACAGAGTCAGTACGATGAGCCTTCAGAGTCCGACAAGGAACTGACTGATTGGGTTGTCTCTCACACTGACAAGTGGCGTGACTACCGAGATCAGAACTATCTGTCAGACTGGCAAGAGTATGAGCGTATCTTCCGTGGTCAATGGGCTGCTGAAGACAAGACTCGTGATTCCGAGCGTAGCCGTATCATCTCCCCTGCCACTCAGCAGGCTATCGAGACCCGCCACGCTGAGATCATGGAAGCTATCTTCGGTCAGGGCGAATGGTTTGACATCGAGGATGATATTCGTGATGTGAACGGTACTCCTCTGGATATTGAGCAGTTAAAGGCTCAGTTGATGGAAGACTTTAACCGTGACAAGATTAAGAAAGCTATTGACCAGATCGAGTTGATGGCTGAGATTTACGGTACAGGTATCGGTGAGATTGCCGTGAGGATTGAGAAAGAGTATGCTCCGGCTACTCAGGCTATCCCCGGTGTTCAAGGCCAAGCAGCTATCGGTGTTACCGAGAAAGACCGTACCGCTGTTAAGCTGGTTCCGGTTAACCCTAAGAACTTCCTGATTGATCCTAATGCCCCTAACTTCGATGAAGCTATGGGCTGCGCTATCGAGAAGTTCGTGTCTGTCCACAAGATCGTGGAAGGCATGGAGAAAGGTATCTACCGCAAGGTTGATCTTGGCACTGATGGCCCTGATGATGATCTTGAGCCTACCGATGAACTGGTTACCTTCCAAGATGGTCGTGTGCGTCTGCTGACTTACTACGGCTTGGTTCCCAAAGAATACCTTGAGCAGTTAGAGAATGAAGATGGTGAGGTTGCCGACCTCTTCCCTGAAGACTCTCTTGCCGATGAGTATTGCGAATTGGTTGAAGCTATCGTGGTTATCGCCAACGGAAGCAAGCTCCTGAAGGCTGAAGCTAACCCGTACATGATGAAGGATCGTCCTGTCATGGTCTATCAGGATGATACTGTCCCCGGTCGTGTCTGGGGTCGTGGTACTGCTGAGAAGGCCTACAATATGCAGAAGGCCATTGATGGTAGCCTGCGTATGGACAGCGATGCTCGTGCCCTTACAGCGGTTCCTATGATGGCTATGGACGCTACTCGTCTGCCTCGTGGTGCTAAGTTTGAGGTCAAACCGGGTAAATCGTTCCTGACCAACGGTGATCCATCTACGATTATGATGCCTTTGCGCTTCGGTACAGCAGATACTTCTTCTGTTTCCGCTGCTCAGAACTACGAGCGACTGCTTTTACAAGCTACAGGTACTGTTGACAGTGCAGGTATGCCTTCTGCGGCTCCTCGTGACTCCGGTGCAGGTGGTATGTCGATGGCAATGGCTGGCATTATCAAGAAATACAAGCGTACTTTGACGAACTTTCAAGAAGATTTCTTGATTCCGTTCATCAACAAGGCTGCTTGGCGCTATATGCAGTTCGATCCCGAGCGTTATCCGTCTGTGGATGTTAAGTTTATCCCGACAGCTACCCTTGGTATCTTGGCTCGTGAGTTTGAACAGCAGCAATTCATTGCTTTGTTGCAGACTTTAGGCCCGAACACTCCGGTTCTGCCTCTGATTCTCAAAGGTATCTTGAGCAATAGCTCTCTGACCAACCGAAATGAGCTTATTGCTGCTCTGGAACAGATGAGTCAACCTAATCCTGAAGCTCAACAGCAAGCTCAGATGCAACAAGAAGCTGCTATGGCTAAGTTGCAGGCTGATTTGGCACTGTTACAGGCTCAGACTCAGAAATATCAGGCCGAAGCAGAGCAAACAATGGTGGAAACACAGTTGATGCCTGAAGAGTTACGGGTAAAAGTGGTTCAAGCCTCTGCTACCAACCTCGATCAGGATGCTGACTTCGCTAAACGGATGAAATTGGCTGATTTAATGCTTAAAGAGAAGGATATTGACTCTAACGAGCGTATCGCTCTTGCACAGATGAAAGCCAAGACACAATCCGATCAAACTTTTAAGGATACTTTGAATGGATAAGGCACTTCTCCTTGCTGCTGCAATAAAAGACTTAAGAAGTCAAATAGCAGAACTCCAATCTAAAGCTACTGAAATCCAAAAACTCGAAGGCCCTTCGGGGCCTGCTGGTGAAAAAGGGGATCAAGGGCCTAAAGGAGAGCAAGGGGATCGTGGTTTTGACGGTGTTAACGGTAAAGACGGAATTGACGGTAAAGACGGTTTAGACGGTAATCCGGGCAAAGATGGTATCTCTGTAGTAGATGCTAAAATTGACTTTGATAACTCTCTTGTTCTTTATTTGTCTAACGGTAAAGAAATCAATGCAGGTGAGATCACTCCAGTGCAAGCTGAAAGTGTGTATGCCATGCTTAAGAACGGAGCAGCCTCTTTAAATGAGCTTCTCCCTACCCAAACAGGTAATGCAGGTAAATATTTAAAAACTGATGGTACAACAGTAAGCTGGGAGACTGTATCTGGTGATGGCGGTAGTACTAGTCCTTATTCGGGAGAATATGTCTTAACAGGTACTACAACCAATGCTACTGAAACAGAAATATTTATTGGTGGAGTGAGTAACACAAGAATACCTACTACAGTTGATAAAAATGTATTGTACACAGCAGATGTAGTGGCTCGTGAAACAAGTTCTGAAAATAATTATGCTGCCTTCACTTTAAAAAGTGTAGCATCAAACAAGGCTAATACTGTTTCAGACTTGGGCAATATTTATGAAGTCATTATTGCTAGAAGTTCGGCGGGTATCAATATTGATGCTCGGGCTGATAACACCAATAAAACAATTAATCTGTATGTCACTGGTTTGACTAGTGTTACATTATCTTGGAGAGCTGTGGTGACCACGGTAGAAGTGTAATATGCCAAGAATAAGAAATTTTTTAATAGACAACACGCTAGGTAAAATCTTTACCAATGTACAAACAGTAAACTCTGCTAATGCTTCTAACTTGATTGCTGGAACTAAACTACAGACAAAAACTGTAAGTACTGGAAATAATGTAACTCTAAGAATAAGTAATAATATTAGTAATGTTGGCTTTTACTTTCCTACAGATAGTTTACTGACAACAGCTAGTTTAAGACTTTCTAAAGTTGCTAAGGTATCCAATACTAAATTGCGTTTTCGCTCCGGTACTACTTATGCCTCTTCAGTAATTATTGAAGACAATGTCAGTATCCCAGCTAATACATCAATCACTACCGTTACCCTTAATGAGTTTGTGAGTGCGGGTAACTATGTTTTTGTAGATATTATAGACGCATCGCCTTTAGCTGCATCCGCAGGTGCTGGACTTAGTGTTATACTTAGCTACTATGGAAATTAATATATGACAAACCAAGAAATTTTAAATTATTTTGGTAATAGAACTGTATATACCTACTCTGGCACTATTTCAGAATTACAACAGCTTCAAGAAACAACAAATAACAGTTATAACTATATAGTTGTTTCAGAAACGATTTATTTTGTAGCCAATGATCCAGTAACAGATTCAAAAGCTCAAATTGTTACAGGAGTATAATATATGTACGCAAAATTAGTAGTAGGCGCATCTAACATTCTTTCAATGCGGGCAATCAGAGATATTGCTCGTTTATGCACCTCTAGTAATCCAACTACAGCTCTTTTGGGTGGGTTTAGTACAGCTTCATCTGTTATCATTGATGCTACGCCTGCGGGATGGACATATGTTGGAAGTAATAATGCTTCTGATCGCCCAACAATCGCAGATGTAGCCGCAACTGGTTATGCAGCTAACGATACGCAGTGTAACTTGGTGATGAGTGCTCCTTGTGTCGAAGGAACAGCTTTAAAGTACGCATCGTTAAACTTAAGTCATTTAAGTTCAGCAAACGCTAGTTCAAATAATACATTTAACCTGACTGGTGCTGTTAGTGCTACATCTTTGGGTGTGTTAACCAACGAAGGCCCGAGGTATTCAACTACCACGGCAACAACTGCAACACATACAAACAATACTTCGATACTTACCACAGCAGGTACAGTGATTCATTTAATTGCCACTCCACGGTTTATTACAATTATCTCTGAAGGTCGTGGTATGCAGGCGATATGGGAAACATCAATGTCTGATGTTCACCGTTTTTATGGCAGAGCACCTTTTATTCAGCATTGCCACTCTGTATCCTCGATTTTTACATCGGCAGCTATTGTAGTCCCAACAGCCACTACCACTGCAATTGCACAAACTGTTTGTAGTGCAGCTTTTGGCGTAACTGATGTGAATACTGGTACTTTTTATGGTACATACGATACAAGCGGTGTTACAAGTAATCTGGCTACATTAAATATTGGCTCACTGAACCAAACTAATGCTAGTTTGCGTAAGAACTCGATTACAGCAACTGGTTCTCCTTGCTATCAAGTAACACCTATATTTTTACAATTAGGGGCACTTGGTCATCCGATACAGACAGTATCTGGTACTACTCCAGCATATTGGACTAACGGAGCTATTGGCACTACTGGCGATACATTAGTTGTTAACGGTGAATCATATACCTACTTTAACTGTGGTACTGGTTTTGGCCTTGCTTTACAAACAAGTTAATATATGGCAGCTTTAACAACTCTAGAGTTACCTACCGAATATAGTTCGGCAGAAAATATGCAATCGTATTTTAGACCACAAGTAGTTAAGGCATTGGCAATTGCTACCGATGCTTTAGTTGACCCTACCGTCAGAGACCCAAGCTCGGCGTATCAGTTGTCATAAAATAAACATTAAGAAAGGAGTTTCCCCGAATGGATAAGGAACTTCAAAAGTATTACGAGGAAACCTTCAACATGATGTCTACCGAAGGGTGGAAATATCTGATTGAAGACCTCAAAGAATTAGAAGCTAATCTAGTTAATGTTCGCACTGTGAAAGACGAACAAACATTAAACTACCGACTAGGACAGTTGGACATTCTAGATTTGGTTCTAAACCGCAAGAAGACTTGTGAAGAAGTCTATACTCAACTACAACAGGAGGCATAACAATGAGACGAATGTTTGAGTTTGTTTGTGTGGATGGACACATTTCTGAAGCATTGGTTGATGAATCCGTCAGGGAACTCTCTTGCAGAGCCTGCGGTTTATACGCAACCAGAATTGTTTCCGCTGTCAATATGAAGTTGGAGGGCATCTCAGGTGCTTTCCCAACAGCTTATGACGCATGGGAACGCAAACGAAGTGAGAAGCTGGCGCAGGAGAGGAAAGCCTCTTACGCTGTTCCAGAATAACCTCACTTTATTTTTAACGGGTAAGTACTGATTATCAGTATTCACATTTCATAGTCCTATAATCTCAGAAGAGACAGGAGAAAGACAGTATGGCATTAATTGATGACGAATCGTTAGAGGGTAACGATATTCCAACAGAAGAAATTTCTAATTTAGAGACTCCACAAGAAGTGGAAGAACCTTTAAAGCAGGAAAGCGTAATTGACAAGATCATTCCTGACAAGTATAAGAATAAGTCCCTTGAGGACATTGTTAAGATGCACCAAGAAGCTGAAAAGATGATTGGTAAGCAGGCACAGGAAGTTCACGAAGTACGCTCTTTGGCAGATCAACTCCTTAAACGGCAACTCGAAACGGAAACTAAACCTGCTGTTGAAAGTACGCCCGAAGTTGATTTCTTTGAGAATCCGCAAGATTCCATTAAACGAGCAATCGAGAATAATCCCGCTGTTTTAGAGGCTAAACAAGCTAATCTGGAACTTAAGCGTATGAAGACTGCACAGCAGCTTGCATCCAAACATCCTGACTTTGGCGACATCGCCAACGATACTGGATTTCAGGAGTGGGTGAAAGCTAGTCCAATCCGTCTTAGTTTATACGCTAAAGCAGATGCAGAGTTTGACTTCCAAGCAGCAGATGAACTTCTCAGCACTTTTAAGGAATTAAAGCAGGTTCGCACTAACTCCGTTCAGGAAACTGGTAAGAAACAGCAAGCACAAGCTCTCAAGGCCGCTTCTGTCGATACTAGCGGCACTGGCGAAGTTGCAAAGAAAGTTTACCGCCGAGCGGATTTAATCCGTCTTAAGATGACTGACCCAGATCGTTATGAGCTGCTACAACCCGAAATCATGGCAGCTTATGCACAGGGTCGTGTTAAATAATTTTTAATTTTTGAATTTATAGGAGTATTCCAAATGGCTTTAGGTACAGATCATGTAACAGTAACCACCGCAGCAACCTTCATCCCCGAAGTTTGGAGCGATGAGATTGTTGCCGCTTACAAAAAATCCCTCGTCATGGCCAATCTGGTCAAGAAGATGAGCTTCAAGGGCAAGAAAGGTGACACCGTTCACATTCCTTCGCCTACCCGTGGTACAGCTTCCGCTAAGGCTGCTGGCTCTCAAGTCACCTTGATTGCCGCTACCGAAGGCGATGTGCCAATCTCTATCAACCAACACTTCGAGTACAGCCGCCTGATCGAAGACATCGTGGAAGCCCAAGCTCTGTCGAGCCTGCGTTCTTTCTACACCGATGACGCTGGTCACGCTCTGGGCAAGAAGGTTGATTCTTCGCTGATCCAACTGGCTCGTGCTGCTCGTGGCGGTAACTCCGCTAACGCTCAGTACTCTGGTGGTATCATCGGTTCGACTGGCGCTGCCTACACCTACTCTTCGTCCAACGCTGCCAACATCGCTGATGCTGGTATCCGTGCAGCTATCCAGTTGCTGGACGATCAGGATGTGCCTATGGACGGTCGTTCGCTGGTGGTTCCTCCGGTTGCTCGTAACTCCATGTTGGGCATCAACCGTTTCACCGAGCAAGCCTTCAAGGGTAACGGTACTACCCTGATGAACGGTGAGTTCGGTGACATCTACGGCGTGAAAGTGTATGTGTCTACCAACTGCGATACCGCTGCTGGTAACTCTACCACTGACCGTGTCGGCCTGATGTTCCATCGTGATTGGGCTGTTCTGGTTGAGCAGATCGGCGTTCGTGCTCAGACTCAGTACAAACAAGAATACCTCGGTAACTTGTTCACTGCTGACACCCTGTACGGCGTTGGCGAACTGCGTGACTACGCTTGTGTGCCAATCATCGTGGACGCTTCTGCTGCCTAATAGGTAAGTAGCTTAAGGGGAGCCCTTCGGGGCTTCTCCTTTCTTTATCGCTTACACAGTGAGTAATAAACAAAGGAGAATACATATATGGTACGCTTTCAAATGAAGCATAGCACTAGACCTCAAACTATTGCCACAGTTACTCGTGAAGTAGATATTAAGAGTTTTAGAGATAATCCTGAATGGTATGAGATTATCGAGACTCCTGCGCCTGAGAAACAAACAGTTAAAGTCGTTAAACAAACTAAGAAGACTAAGGAAATTGTATGACAATCTATCGCGGCCCCGGTGGAACAGGTGAGGCTCGTACAGATACGGATGTTACCGAAGTACGAGTTATTGCTGATGAAGCACTAGGTTATAAGAATGATGCTGCTGCCTCCGCTGCTGCTGCTTCATCCAGTGCTGCGGCTGCTGCTGGTTCTGAGGCCACTGTTACTGCTGCTGCTGAGGATGCTCAGGATGCTCGTGATGCCGCTGAGGTTGCACAAGCTGCTGCCGAATCTGCTCAGACTGCTGCTGAAATTGCTCAGACTGCTGCCGAGTTAGCCGAGACTAACGCAGAAACTGCTGAGACTAATGCTGAGACTGCTCAAGCTGCTGCTGAGGCTGCTTTAGCCTCTACCCAGACCCTCTACGATAACTTTGATGATCGTTACTTAGGCGCTAAGTCTAGTAACCCATCGGTTGATAATGATGGTAACGCTTTATTGACAGGTGCTCTGTACTTCAATACAGGTACTCCTGAGATGCGTGTCTATAATGGTTCGGCATGGGTCAGTCTGTCCGCTGCTTCGGGTGTTTCTTCATTCAATACACGCACAGGCTCTGTCACTCTTTCAGATACCGATGTTATTACTGCTTTAGGGTTTACTCCTTACAACAACACTAACCCTTCTGGGTATTTGAGCAGTTTAAGTGTTGCTACAGCATCCGCCAATAGTGGTGCTGCCTTAGCATATTCTAGCGGTACTCTTACTGTTGGTAGAGTTATCGAGAATATTTCTCAATTAACAGGCCAAGGCTTTATTAAGCGAGGCTCAGGTGGCGGTGCTTCTATCGACACCAACACTTACATTACAGGCAACCAGACTATTACCTTTAGCGGTGATGTTACAGGTAGTGGTGCTACTTCTGTTACTACTACCTTGGCAAACACTGCCGTTACTGCTGGTTCGTACACTTATGCCAGTTTAACTGTTGACTCTAAAGGTCGCTTAACTGCTGCTTCTAGTGGCACTGCTCCTGTTACCAGCGTGGGTGGTACAGGTACTGTTAACGGCTTGACGCTGACAGGTACGGTGACTAGCACAGGTAACTTAACTCTTGGCGGCACTCTTGCTGTCTCTGGCTCTGACTTCTCTAGCCAGACTGCCAAGACTGTTCTTGCAGCACCTAACGGATCGTCAGGAACCCCTAGCTTCAGGGTGTTGTCTCACGCTGACTTTAGTGACTATGAAACAGGTACTTTTACTCCGGTCGTGGCAGGTGCTACTTCGGCAGGTACAGGTACTTATTCTGTCCAAGTTGGTCGCTATACCAAGATTGGTAATCGTGTTGTTGCAAACATTCAGCTTACATGGACAGGCCACACAGGTACTGGTCAATTTACCATTACAGGTCTGCCTTTTACCTCGGCCAGTGCTACTAACAGTGGTGGTGTGTCTTTTGCCTATGTTGCCAACTTTTCTTTAACAGGTCAAGTTGCAATGGTGGTAGATGCCAATGCTACCGTAGCTAAGGGCTTTGCTGTGCAGTCAGGTGGAGCTTCTAACTTGGGTATGGATGCGGCAGCTACGCTTTACACAACACTTGTTTACGAGACTACTTAATTAAGGATATACAATGTCATTATTAGAAACTAAACTTATTGACCAGATCACGGTAACAGAGAATGGTATTATCCTTGTTCGTGAAGTTACTCGCATTACTCGTGATGGTGTTCAGATTGCTGAGACTTATCACAGAACTTCTATTTGTCCCGGTGAAGACTTGACAGGTCAGCCTGCTCAGGTTGCCAACATTGCCAATGCTGCTTGGACACCTGAAGTTATTGCTGCCTTTGAAGCAGCTACAGCGGCTCAACCAGAATAATTAATAAGGAATTTGTATGCCACTCAAAAAAGGTAAATCTAAAAAGACAGTATCTGAGAATATCTCTATGATGGTCAAAGAAGGTAAACCTCAGAAACAAGCAGTTGCTATTGCATTATCCGAAGCAGGCAAAGAACAGCCTAAGAAGAAATCTAAGAAAGCTAAATAATTATGGCATTACCAACATACCTTGATCTTGTGAATGACATTCTGATTCGTATGCGTGAACCAGAAGTCACCACTGTAGCCGAGAATACTTTATCTAAACTTGTGGGTAAGTTGGTTAATGATGCCAAACGACAAGTAGAAGATGCTTATGCTTGGAATGCTTTGACAGATACATTGATTATCGAGACTACTGAGGATACTTACGGCTATGTGCTGACTGGTTCCGGTACTCGATTCAAGGTTATTGATGCTCAGGACATTACCAATAAGTCTGTCATCAATGCCCTGACAACTAAGATGATGTCTCAGTATCTGCTGAATAATACAGCAGCAGGTAATCCGATGTACTACAACTTTAACGGTGTCCATAACACTGGTGATACCAAGGTTGACTTCTACCCTGTCCCTACGGCAGGTCTTACCTTGTACTTTAACTTGTACATTCCTCAGCCTGAGCTTACCAGTGATACCGACACAATCCTGACTCCTAAAGAGCCTATCGTTCTTGGTGCATTTGCTCGTGCCTTGGTTGAGCGTGGTGAGGATGGTGGTCTGAATAGTTCTGAAGCTTATGCCTTGTATAAGTCTTCCCTGTCGGATGCTATCGCCATTGAGAGTTCTCGATATGTTGAGGAAGAGACTTGGGAGTCTGTGTAAATGGCTCAACAAATTCAAACATACTCTATTACTGCTCCGGGCTTCTATGGCCTGAACACTCAAGATAGTTCCTTGGATTTAGCTTCTGGTTTTGCTTTAGTTGCGAACAACTGCATTATTGACCAGTATGGTCGTGTAGGTGCTCGTAAGGGATGGGCTAAGGCAAACACCACTAATACTGCATTAGGCACTGCCGATGTTAAAGCCATTGCCGAGATTATTGATAGAGACGGTACTAGTTATACCGTATGTGCAGGCAACAATAAACTGTTTAGATTGCATAACGGTGCGCTGATTGAGCTTACCTTTAACGGTGTAGGTACTGCGCCTACGATTACCGATAGTAACTGGTCTACTGCCTACTTGGACGGTGATTTGTACTTTTATCAGCGAGGCCATGTTCCAATCGGCTATGATCCGGCTACTTCGACAACTACATATTATCGTCTTGACCAAGAAGCAGGATATAACGGTACAGTTCAGTTAGCCAATATCGTTATCTCCGCTTTAGGCCGTATTTGGAACGCCGATACTAGTTCTGATAAAGTAACTGTGCAGTGGTCTGACATTAAAAACCCTCATAAATACGGAACAGGTACTTCTGGTACTTTAGATACCACTACAGTGTGGCCTAAAGGTGGCGATACGATTACCGCATTAGCTGTCCATAACAACTTCTTGTATATCTTCGGCTATCGTAATATCTTAATCTATCAAGGAGCTACCGATCCTGCAAAAATGACTTTGTACGATACGATTACAGGTATTGGCTGCATTGCTCGTGATTCGGTGGTTGAGACAGGTACTGATATTATCTTCTTGTCTGAGACAGGTGTTCGTAGCATTATGCGAACCATTCAAGAAAAGTCTGCTCCTTTGCGTGACTTGTCCAAAAATGTCCATAATGACTTAATGAGTGCTGTTGCCAGTGAGAATAAGGCTAACATCAAGGCTGTTTACAACCCTCGTGATGGCTTTTACTTGCTGACACTGCCTGTGCTAAAGTCAACATACTGCTTTGATACCAAGACCAGCTTACAGGATGGTTCTGCTCGGGTAACTACTTGGTCTAATATCGAACCTAAGAGTTTCTGTCAGAAAGCTGATGGTACTTTATTGATCGGTAAAGAAGGTTATGTTGGGACTTACACTGGCTATATTGATGATACTACTAGTTACCGATTCCAGTACTTTACCAACCATACCGATTTAGGTACACCTTCTGTAACTTCTGTCTTGAAGAAACTTTCGGTGGTGGTTATTGGCGGTTCTAGTCAAGCAGTGGCTCTTAAATGGGGCTATGACTTTACTGGTAATTATTATGCACAAAATGCAAATATTCCTGAACAAGGGGTTGCATATTTCGGCGTAAGCGAGTATAATACTGCATCGGCTGTATACTCCGGTGGTACAGCATTACATACCTTGGTTGCATATCCGACAGGAGCAGGTAAGGTTATTCAGACTGGTTATGAAGCAGATATTCAAGGGTCTGCTTTAAGTATCCAGAAGCTCGAAATTCAAGCTAAAAATGGAAAGATTGTCTAACTATGACTGACTACACTAAAAGTACTAACTTCACCAGTAAGGATTCTTTATCTACAGGTAATCCTTTAAAGATTATTAAAGGTGCAGAGTTTGATACTGAATTTAACAGTATTGCAACATCTATTGCAACCAAGGCAGACTTAAACAGTCCCGCCTTTATCGGAACCCCTACTGCTCCAACAGCAGCTACCAGCACTAACACCACTCAGTTAGCCAGTACAGCCTTTGTTGTTAACTATGTGACAGCACTCTTCCCGGCAGGCTCTATTATCCTTTGGAGTGGTTCTATTGCTTCGATCCCGAGTGGATGGGCTTTGTGTGATGGTCAAAACAGTACTCCTGACTTGCGTGGTCGCTTTGTCATGGGTGCAGGCTCGATGGAAGCTGTGTTTACGGCTATCTCCGGTGCTGCTGCTACTGCTTCTATCTCCGGTACGACAATGACGGTTTCGGCTGTCTCTCGTGGTACTGTGGCTGCCGCTCAGAAGGTTGTTGGTACTGGTATCCCTTCGGATACAGTTATTACTGCCTTGGGTACAGGTACTGGCGGTACAGGTACTTATTCAGTCTCTTATACTGGCTCTGCTTCTTCGTTTACTGGCTCGATTGCTGGTACTGAACTTACAGTTACCGCTCTTGCTTCTGGAACTATTATTGTTGGTCAGGAGATTAGCGGTACAGGTATTACTTCTGGTACTACAATTACTGCATTTAGAAGTGGCTCAGGTGGTACTGGTACTTATACTGTCAGTTCTTCGCAGACTGTTGCGAGCACTACCATTACAGGTACTGGTAAGGTTTCCTCTGTTGCAGTAACTTTAACCAGCACTGTCCTCAATGTTACCGCAGTGACTTCTGGTACATTGGCTGTTGGTCAATACTTGTCCGGTACTGGTATTCCTTTCGGTACTAAGATTACCTCGTTAGGTACTGGCACTGGTGGAACGGGTACTTATAATGTTGATACTGATCTGTCAATTGGTAGCACTGCTAACATCTCTGCTTCTGCTGGCACTGCTGTCGTGGGTTCTTCTGGTGGTAGCAAAGATTCTGTGGTTGTTGGTCACACTCACGATATTTATGCTGTAGGCGATCACGCTCACTTCTTGGCCTCTAACGAGACTGTTGCTGAAACTGATACACTGACTGCTACTACCTCTATTGCTGTTAACAGTAACCTCAATGCTTCTCAGAATGTGTCCTACAGGCTCCGTCCGGGTACAGTGGAAGCTACGATTGGCTTGTCATCTGCTGAAGGTGGCCATACTCACGCAATGAGTGATGCTGGTGTTTCCGGTAATAGTGCCAACTTGCCTCCATACTATGCCTTGGCATATATTATGAAGACTTGATGACATAACCTAAATTAGTTTAATATATGGTTGACATTGAAGAAGATCATGAAAAGTTCAAATGTTCTGGCTGCGGGTTGTGCTGTAAAGCAGCTAAATGTCCGCATTTACAGGAAGACAATAAATGCGCCATCTATGAAACAAGGCCAGCTATTTGCAATGTAGATAAAGGATACGAAATGTATTTTAAACAAAAAATGTCTAAGAAGGCTTGGTATGCTCTTAATTACCAAGCTTGTAGTGATCTTCAAAAACAGGAGAATAAATAATGTGGCCTATTATTGCTGCGGCTGCCGGGAGTGCTATCGGAGGTGCTCTTCAAGGCAGGTCGGCTGAAAAAGCCGCACAAACATCTGCTAATGCTCAAATTCGGTCTGCTCAAATTGCAGCAGATGCGGCTAGATTCCGTCCTGTTGGTATTACCACTCGCTTTGGTGGGTCTGACTTTAAGTTTGATTCTAAAGGTAACTTAATCTCTGCCGGGTATGATGTATCTCCTGAAGTTGCGGCAATGCGTGATCGCTTGCTGTCTCAGGCAGGCACTAGCGGTATGCAAACAGCGGATCAGGCACTGGCTGCTCAACAGCAGTTGATGAACCTTGGTCAAGGCTATCTTGCTCAGACTCCTGAAGCTGCCGCACAGCAGTGGATGCAATCTCAGCAGGCTTTGTTAGCTCCTAGCCGTGAACAGGCATGGGCACAGTTAAGTCAAGGTGATTACAACCGTGGTACTACTGGTTTGAAGGTTGCTCAAGGCGGTGACTTGCTGGCTGCTAACCCTTATGCTACAGCTTTGGCTAATTCTCAGGCATTGCAGGATCGTCAGTTGGCTGCTGATGCAATGAAGGAAGGCCGAGCACAGACTACCTTTGGTACTGGCTTGTTCAGTACTGGTTTGGATATTGGCAGTGCTGGCTACAACCCGCTTAAGACTCAGTTTGGTCTGTCTCAGAACCTTGAAGCTGCTGGTCAGGATGCTCTGAACTTAGGCGCTCAGTTGGGTGGTCGTTCTGCTCAGGCGGGCGCTAATGTGGGGCAGTTCTTGTTCAGTGGCGGTACTAATGCTGCTAAAGCGTTGCAACAAGCTAATTCCTACAATCCGATGGCTGATGCTATCTCTGGCTTGTCTCGTAATCCTGCCTTTGCTCAAGGTATCTCTAACTGGATGAGTACTCCTTACAGCGCACCTTCAGGTACTTATGTTGCAGGTGGTTCAGGGACAGCTAATCCATATATTGCTAATGCAAGCCCTTGGATGGATAACCGTGATGTTGGAGGTTTATAATGGCTGAAGTCGTAAGTAGTTTATTTGGGATCACTCCAGAATCCCTCCAAATGCAGCGTGATGCTGCCCTCGAAAAGCAGGCAATGAGCTATGCTCAGTTAGACCCTTTCCAAAGGGCTACTGCTAACATCTATGCTGGTGCTAATCGCTTAGGCGGCGCTATCGGTAGTATGCTTGGTGGTCAAGACCCTGAGTTAATGCGTGTCCAGCAGCGTCAAGGTATGTTGCAGAATCTTGATCTTACTAATCCTGAGTCGCTGAAGCAAGGTATTCAGACTGCGATGCAGAACAAGGATTATCAACTGGTCAATGAACTGACTACTCGTTATCAACAGCGTGTTGCTGCGGAACTGTCTGCTCGTAAGACAGAATCTGAGATTACCAAGAATCTTCGTGAGAAAGCAGGTGCTGATCCTGTGCAGCAGTTACTTCGTACTGGTAAATACACTGTTCCTAGTATGGCTGCTTATGAACAATCGGGTAACATTTCTGACCTTGTTCCTGTTGACCCTAATGAGCCTACCGCACTTAGCGAGACAAAAGAAGGTATCTTCTTGATTAATAAGAAGGATGGTACTAAGATTGCTCGTATTGGCGATGCTCCTGAGAGAGCTTCCAAATTAAGTGTTAGTCCTGAAATTAAGATGGCTCCTGATATTGTCGGTGCTGTTAACGCTGCCGACAAAGCTACTGAATCTGAGGTGTCTATGCTTAACTCAGCTAAACTTGCTAAACGGTTAATTAACGAAACATCTAAGTCTAACAACTCTCAGACATGGGAGGCTGCCCGTACAACAGTTGCTAAGGCTGTGGGTGAGAATAAACTCTCTAATGAGGACATTCGCCGTACTGGTGTTGATCCACGACTGGTTCAAGGTGCTTTGGATTGGGTTAACAAGAAGATTACAGGTGTTCCTAACGCTGATATTCAGAAGCAACTCTATGTTCTGGGATCGGTTCTGGAAAACAGTGCTTCTGCCCGGTATGATGCTAAAATTAATCGTTTTAGAGGCGCTGCTCAGGCTGCTAACTTCCCCGGAAATGTTGGGACATACTTTCCTACGGCGGCTGAACGAGGCGAGGAAACTGCTCCAAAAACTGTGGATTGGTCTTCGTTACCAAAAAAGTAAAGGATTGATATGGATGTGCGTTTGCCTAACGGCGTAGTTATTAAAAATGTGCCAGAGGGCACATCTAAGGATGAAATCCGAGCAACAGCTATTCGTAATGGATTTGCTCTAAGTGCTGATTTTGGTGAGACTTCTGAATTAGCCGCTCAAATTCCAACAGAAGGTTATCCTACAGTTGCCCCTACCGAGATGGCTCGTGATCGTACTTACTTGGAATCAGCTATTCAAGGTGCTGCGGCTGTCCCTGTTATGGCAGGTGTCGCCCGAGGTGCTCAATTACTGGCACGAGGTTCTAAAGCTGCTCCATATGCAGGACAACTTGCTCAATCGGTTATCCCTACTACGGGAAGGCAACTGATTGCAGAAGGTGCTTTAGGTGCTACTGCTGGTATTACGGGTGAATTTGGTGCTCGTGCTGCTCCTGAAGGTTATGGACAAGCAGGCGAAGTGGTGGGAGGTTTGCTTGGCGGTTTAACTGGTGGCATGGCTGTAGGGTCAATGCGTAACTTAGGTGAGTTATCCAATGTAGGCGGTGTGTTCTCAGCTACTAAGGATTTAGCTAATCAGGTTTCTCAGTTGGCTGGCTCTGGTCGGGCTTCTCGCCAAGCTTTAACAGCTTTGCAGGCAAACCCTAACTTAGCAGGTAATATTGCTAGGGCTGCTGAGATCGAACAGTCTACCGGAATTGCCCTTCCGATGCTGGCTTCGTCTAATGGCGATACCACTATCTCTAGTTACTTACAGAGCCAGATTGCTAAAGGCGATAACTCTCCTTTTACTGCTTCTTTAAAGAGACAGTACGAACAGGCTGAACAGCAATTATCTTCAATTAAAGGTAAACTTGCTCCAAGCATGATGGAAGTTGATGCCTATGTTAAACGCAAAGCTTCGGAAGCAGGGCAAAAGAATGCTCAAGCTGTTGCCGATGCTGCAAAGTCCACAGCAAGGCGTGAAGTCGGATTAGAGAATATTAATAACCGTATTCTTGAGTTGTCTGAAGGTCTTGCTAAAGGCCCGAGCGCTGAAGACATTGGGTCTCGTTTAACTAATCTTATTTCTGCAAAAGAATCAGCATTGAAGAAAGAGATTGGCCCTAAGTATGACGAGTTAATTGATAACTCTGAAAAAGCTGGTATTGTTTTACCCGGAGAATCTGCTAAAGCTTTACGAGATTTTGTTACCGATTCCACTAATCAGGATATCTTTAATAAGTTTCCTAAACTGTATTCTCAGATTAAACAGGCTTTTAAACCTGAATCTCCAGCTTCTGCGAGAATAACTGAAAAGTATCGTATTGCTAAAGATGCAGGGGTTACTAATGATGTTAATCTCAAAGCTTTGGATAGCTTGAAGCGAGAAACAAATGAAGCTTTAAGAAGTGCTCAGAGAGGTTCTGACCAGTACCGTATGTTGGTCGAATTGAAGCGACAAGTAGACGGTGCTATTGATACAGTTGATCCTGCCTTCAGTGCTCCTTATCGTGCAATCGACAAGGAATATGCTACCCGAATCGGTTTACCTTTTAATGAAGCAGGTGTGGTTCAAGTGGATCGTGCTACCTTCTTGGATAATGTAGTTCCTAAAGCTACAAAGTCTTCGGATGGTTTAAAACAGATTATGTCTGTAGTTGGCGATTCACCTGAAGGTATTAAGATTGTTGAAGATGCTTTCTTGTGGGACTTAAGCAAGAATCGTTCAGTCATCAATACTAATACAGGTGAGATTAACCCTGCTCAGTTACAGCGCTATTTAGCCCAGAACAAGGACAAGATCAGTCAGGTTCCGGGTTTGCGTGAGAGACTGGAAAGTCTTGCAGGCCGTGTCACGGAGTTAAGGGACAATCGTACTGCTATCTTGAATGCTGAAAAGCAGGCTAAGATTGATAAGATCGAGAACTTGTGGACACAATCTTATGGTTCTACTGATGGTATCCGTGGAGTTGTTCGTACAGCTTTGTCCAATCCTCAGCAGTTAGATAATTTGTTGCAGGTCGCAGGTAAAGATGCTGTTGCTCGTGAAGGCATTAAGTCAGCAATGCTGGATGATGTCTTAAATGCTCCCGGTGATCGTTTGGAACTGTTTAAGACAAACCAAAAGGCATTTGAAAAGGTCTTTGGTGCTTCTCAGACAAAGCTGTTAGGAGATGTTGTTGAAGCTTCTCAGCGTTTAAAGGATAATCCTTTTGCTATGCGAATCAACATTAACACTATCAGTAAGTCTAAGTGGGAAGAGATGACCGGGACTAAAGCAGCTACTACTGCTGGTGAATTCCGAAATCAGATCATGACAGCCCCTCGTGTGTTTATTAACCATTTGGGTAGGTATTTCCAAAAGAGTGCTGATGATAATGAATCTGCTGAAGTTCAGAAGTTTCTATTGAATCCTAAGTCTCTTGAAGATGCTGCTAAGTTTATGGGCGAAGTCCAGACTCGTGGTTTTACCGATAGAGCAATGGGCTTGATGGGTAAAGTCATGAAGAATAGTTCTTCTTCGTGGTTATTCGGGGCACTCACAGGTGGAGCTATCGGAGCACAGGAGCGTGAGCGTCCCGAGACTCAGTATGATCCTGCGCTGCTTGAAGGATATGGGAGATAACTATGATTGTTAAATCTAAATTCTTTGAAAAGCGTCACTTAAACACTTACGAAGAAGTACAGTAATGATTGATCCTATTACCGCTTTTGCAACAGCACAAGCAGCCGTTAAAGGTGTGCAAGCTGCTATAAAGATGGGTAAGGATATTCAAGCTATCTCTAGCGACATCATGAAGTTCTTTGATGCAAAGGATGTAGTGATTAAGGAAGCCACTAAAGCCAAAGGGAGTAAACGCAGGTCGGATACTTCTGAGGCTTTAGAGGTTGTCATGAATGCTAAGGCTCTGGTAGATGCTGAGAAGCAGCTTAAGGAGCTTTTAGTCTATTCTGGCAACGGAGATGTGTGGAATGCTTTACTGATGGAGCGTAATGCTATCGTAGCCAAGCGTAAAGCTGCTGCGTTGGCAGACAAAAAGGCTAGAGCTAGGGCTAGAGCCAGAATGATTAAAGCTACAGAGATATTCTTGGTTATCTTGTTTATCCTGTTAGCTGCCTCGCTGATCGTAGCAGGGGTTGTTATGTTTTTCAAATAACAAGGGATAGATATGTTGTTACTAGATTCATTATTAGGTATTGGCGGTAAGTTAATTGATAAGCTTATCCCTGATCCAGAACAGAAGGCTAAGGCTCAACTTCAGTTAGCTGAATTGGCACAGAATGGTGAATTGGCTAAGATGGCTAACGATACCGAACTGTACAGGATTGAGCAGGATAATATCTCGCAGCGTTGGGTTGCAGATATGTCCTCCGACTCTTGGCTGTCTAAGAATATCCGTCCATTGGCTCTTGCTGCTATCTTTGTTGCCTACTTCTTGTTCACCATGATGTCTGCATTCGGATACAATGCTCAGGAATCATATGTCCAGTTGTTAGGTCAGTGGGGACAGATCATCTTCTTAGCTTACTTTGGTGGTAGAACTGTGGAGAAACTTGCTGATATGAGGTCTAAGAAATGACACAGAAAGAAGTTTCTCATGCAGAAATCTATGAGCGACTATGCAAAGTAGAAGCTAAGGTTGATAAAGTAGCTGAAGATACCGAGGGAATGGTAGCAGCATTTAACGCTGCCTCCGGAGCCTTCACCGTGTTAGAATGGTTAGCCAAGGTTGCTAAACCAGTATTGTTAGTTGGCGGCTTCATCGCTGCCTTTGTTACCTTGTTCCACCAGAATCAGAAGTAACGAAAAAGGCCCGTTAGAGTTTATCGCTCTAACGGGCCTTTGTCATTCTACTTCCTCTTGTTTAACCTTCTTAGGCTTTGGAGGTGCTTGTAGGTTAGCTAGATACTTGTACCTACGAACCATACGCTTACCTGCCTCTTCAGAGTCAAACCAGAACTCCTTACCATTCTTCAACTCTTCCAGTTCCTTGTCGGTCAAGAAGCCTTTGTAGGCTTGGTCAAGGAGCTTGTTAATTTGTCGTGTAGCGAAGTCAGTCTGTCCTTTAACATTTGGCACAGTCCCAATAGAACCATAATGGGCAGTGTGCAACATAAATTCAGCACTATCAGCGATATAACACTCAGGAGCCATACAAGCCAGCATAGAGGCAGCACTATACGCAGCACCAATAACTGTAACAGATACATCACCTCGACATCCTTTCATTGCTTCAATGATCTGCCAGATACTATCTGTGCGACCACCTGAGCTATTTACCAATAAATTAACTGAATCGTTCTCGCCACAAGTAGCTAGGCAATGGATCACATCACGATAGCTGCTAGGAGCGACAATATCATCATCAATGAACACCAAGTGAGTGTTGATCTGCTGAGTGATAGTACGGATAAGACCCTTCTGTTCTGGCATCATCATCATGAGTTCTTCAATGTTTTCGTTAGCTTTACTCATCTCCATCCTCATACTTAGTCTTGGCAATGATATAGTTCTTAACCAATGAGCTACGAACAATATCCTCAATATAGAACTCAATACGAATGAATTCCTTCATCTTACCTGCAATGTCAAAGAACTTCAAGATACCACTCTTGTCATCCTTCTTCTTAAGGTCAGTTTGCCTGTAGTCACCACAGAAAATAATCTTTGACTTGTCACCAACACGAGTGATAACTGTATCTAGTTCTTCAAAGGTAAGGTTTTGAACCTCATCGACAATAATGATACTGTTTGAGAAGGTAGTTCCTCGGATGAACGAGGTAGATACGAACTCAATGTGTCCTTGCTCGACTAGACGATCCCAAGCATCCTTGCGCTTAAACAGGTCACTACAGATTTGTCGATAAGGCTGAATATACACCTCCATCTTCTCGTCTGCATCTCCCGGTAAGAATCCAATATCACGACTCTGAACACTACTACGGATAACAGTCACCTTGTTAAAGGGATTATTGCGATCCATAGCCTCCTCAAGAGCCTTGTACAGGGCAATGTATGTCTTACCCGTACCTGCTACTCCATGCAGAGCCATGAAGTAGTTAGAGGCTTGATATGCCTCAAAGAAGTCTTTCTGTTTGTCTGTCTTAGGTTTAATCACCATAAGATCATCCAGCTTTAGACGAAGGCTGTTGGATTGTTTCTCTTTAATTGTCTCTGCCTTGGCGGGTACTGCTTTGCTTGCCATTAATTCCAACTCCTTTGTTAATTACCAATGTCGCCATGTATTAGCGATAATGTGAATGCAGGTAATCATCTCGACTACCCGCATAGTAGCCATTGTTTTATTCATTCTCAGCCACGAATACAACATGAGGCATCATCCGTACTTGAGGGAACTCCTTCAGGAACTCTTCCCGAGTAATGTCCCTACCTACCATAATCTCTGTAAAGGACTCACCCTCACGAGTGAGCCTTGCTTTCAGAGTAGTACAAGCAGGACAGTTTTCCTTGCTATAAACTACAGTCTTCATACTTCCTTTCGTTATGCGTGACAAGCAACACATTCACCAGAACTGGCACTGACACCAGCTTTGGTACGGATATAGTACAGGCTCAGGATATTCTTATCCTTGAACGCTGCCTTGTGTACGGCACTGATATGCTCCTCTGGATCATCTGCACCGAAGAACAGATTGATGGACTGACCTTGGCAGATGTACTGCTGTCGATCAGAAGCCTGACCCAAGATAGCATAAGGATCAATTTCAAATGCTGTCTTGAACACCTGCTTTTCTTCATCAGTCATCCATGAAACATTCTGGATAGAGCCATCCTGACTTGCAATCTCAAGCAATGTCTCACGGCTATAAACACCTTCACGCTTCATGATCTCAAGCAACTCAGGCACTACTCGGATGGTTTCTCCGCCTGCACCCTGCTGGACGAATACATTTCCAATAAATGGCTCAATACCTTGAGATACCCCGCCCATAAGCTGGCTTGTTGACATGGTGGGAGCAACAGCAAGGCGGTGTGTATTTCGGACTCCATATCCCTTGCAATAAGCAGGCTCTCCAAGTTGCTGTGCGAGATACCTGCTTGCCTCTGTTGACTTCTTGTTAAGGTCACTAAAAATCTCCACATTAAGTTTCTGAGCTTGGAAGCTCTCAAAGGGAATCTTACGCTTGTGCAGCAGCGAATGCCACCCAAGAACACCTAAGCCTAGCGCACGACTCTTTTCAGTTGACGATACCGCCTTTTCAAAGCCTCTCTTGCCAGTAGCCATCGACAGGAACTCACTAACAACACAATCGAGAAATACTGTCGCAGTAAATACAGCATCCGTGTCTTTCCACTCATCATACTTCTCCAAGTTCATACTAGCCAAGATACAGGTAAATGTCTCATCCTCACCGCTGTGCAGCATGATCTCTGTACACAGGTTAGAAGCCTTAACATCCAAGTTATGAGCCTTATATGTATCAGGACGAGCATCAGCCACCTTATCGGTGAACAAGAAGTAACCCTTACCTGTCAACATCTTCAGCTTCAAAGCCTTCTGGTAACGCTCAATTGCCTCTGGATGCCCTGAGTCAAGAGAGTCCATAAAGTCAGCACTAACAGTCCAACCCACATTGGCATCATCAGGGTTATTCTTCACCCAATCAGCCAACTCATTAAAGTCAGGATGGTCAATAGGCAGATAACCTGCCCAAGCACCTCTACGGGCGACACCCTGAGTAACACGCTTCATAGCGTCTACATAGGTTTGGAAGACTGGTAAAACTCCCGAAGCAGTCCCACCAGTAGCGATTTGCGAGCCTCGGGGTCGAATATCTCCCAAGTATCCACTAGTACCAAAGCCATTTTTAGTGAGCACAGCAGTATCAAGAAGCTCACCATAGAAGTCAGCAACAGAATCACCAATGTACTGACCACTACAGGCCACAGGCATACCCTTGTTAGTACCCAGATTAGCCAGTGTCGGAGTGCTCGGAGACAACCAACCATTCCAGATGACTTCGAAGAATTTAGCATACCAATCCACTCCATCTTTAGGTGCGTGTTTAGCTGCCGTAGCAGCGATCTGCTCCACACGATTACGAAAGCTCGTAGAGCCTTCCATGTACTTACTCTTAAAGAGTCCCCATCCACCTGTCTGATACCAGTGTGGAAGCAATCCCTGTTGTTGCAGACGCTTACGCTCGGCACTCAGGAACTCATACTTATTGTCCAATACAGGTGTATTCACCATACAAAGCCCTTTTCATTCCATTTACGATTGTACTGGTTACCAACCTTGGCAAAGAAGTCATGGATAGTCGATGACGAGATACCAAGATAGAACCAATCAGAAATTGTATCACCAGCTTCATCAAAGATACTGTCAAAGCCCAAGTTGTTCAAGCAGATGTTAGCTCGTGCATTCACAAAAGCCTTCATTGCTGGTGCATTGATGCCTTCAATGTCCCCTTGAGAGAACAGCAGGTCAACAATACGATGCTCATGGTCAACCAAAGCCTTAGCAGCTTGATACACACGATCCTTGATCCATTCCTTGTCTACCTTATTCTCTTCCACATAGGTACGGAACAACCAAGCACCTGCTTCATGGTGGATATTCTCATCCCGAACGGAGAAGTTAATACCTGCCACAAGGTTACTCAGTTTGTTCTTACCATTGCTCTGGAAGTGCTTCAGGAAAGCAAAGCTAGAGTACAGGACACAGCCTTCCATCATGCTGAACACAGCCAAGGACAGAGGAACATCACGACCACTGACAATGCTATCCAAATAACCGATACGACTAGCCAAGATAGGATCGTATTGCCACGATTGATGGAACTCTTCAGTAGCCAAGCCTAGCAGTTCATTAATCCGGTTATAGAATCGTGCATGGACATTGCTCTCAAAGTAACAGAAGGCATCAGCCATCAAGCCAATATCAGGATGCTGGAAGTTAGGCTTAACTGTACCTGACCAGTACTCATCACCAACGATACGCTCATACTTGGTAAACAGCTTCAGTGAAGTAGTCACGCCATGACGCTCGGACGGGGTAAAGTCTGTCAGGATGCTATGCACATCCTTCTCAAGGTCAATCTCATCAAATGTCCAGAACACTCCGTTCTGTTTATCTGCAAAGGCCAGTGCCTCTGGATAGTCAAAAGTATACGCTGTCTTCTTCGTCAGAAGGTTTCTCATTCTATCTCCCTAGTTAGTCTGTCTTGTTGCTCTTCAATATAGTCTTCAAAGCGCTCAACGATGTCCTCACTGCGAATGTCCAGCAACTCCAGCAGTGTAACCTCGTCAACCCTTTGAAGCTTCTCTTTTAATTCTTCAAATGTCAGATTCATAAGCATCAATAAGCTTATCCAAATACCATCGAGCCTTCTTCAAGTCCTCAACACCATTCTTGTCCATGAAGCGCATTACATATTGCATCATTTGTACATAGTCAGAGTCAAACATAGGAGAAAAAGGAACTGTTGTGCTTTCTTCTTCATTATAGGCAGTGTAAACCCTTTTCATGAGTTGCTCAATAACATCACGAACCTCGATGCCTTGCTCTTCAAACAGCATATAGTGTTTAGGCTTGCTCACGGTGTTGTAGTTTAATTCGGGATAATCTTTCAAAGTACTTCCTCCACCAAAGTCAGAGTAATCTTCATCACTTTTTGACTTAAACCAATCATCAATACATTCTTGCAGCGTCTGTGAGCCATGAGACTTAGGCGCATACATGAATCCATCCACATAGTTAGAATAGCCACGACAGGAGACGCATGGAGCATCCGATTCTTTGTCCATCAAGGCATAGAAGCAGGTATCACATTTCTTTTGCATACTTACGCTCCAAGTAGTCAATCGACAAAAGCATCTCATCGAAGCTCCCATCTTTCACATCATTCAACACAACCAAGCCTCGCCAGTGACGATTGCTCAGTTGATCCATATAGTCCTCATCGTGCATATAGTAGCTACCAGCAATGATAGCACAAATAGGCATCCCGTCAGCCCGTTTACCATAGGCAATCTGCTTACCCTGTTGGTGTCCAGCAATGCAAGACATATGAAGCTTGTTAATGATAGCGCTTGCAGTACCTGCTGGTCTGCCCATCGCACCAACAGGCCAATAGTGACTAAAACCAACACCATTGATGAATACAGGGTGTAAGAAGTCATGTACTTCCCAATCTTTATCATAGTCTAAATCCTTTACAGAGATCAAACCCTCAAGAGTTGGGTTGTTGTTAACTGCTCGATTGATACGATTCTCATGGTTACCCAGAGTCAGGATCATACGAGGCTTATACACCTTGTGTTTAGTATCTCGTTGTGTCTTCTGGAGATCACGCAAAGGCTTCAGGAGCTTCTTCATAGCTTCCTTAACAATCTCTACATCTTTCTTGTATCGAAGACCTTCAAAGTACTTAGAACCCTTCACATCATGGGTAGACAGTGAAGGCATATCCGCAAAGTCACCGATGTTAATAACCACATCAGGTCGATACTCACAGATAGCCTTCCCTGCCCATTCCAGATGCTCTAGTGGTACTCCTTCTTTGACTTGGCAGTCAGGAATAACTAGAATTCTCATGCTTACCAGTCAGCTTCATCGTTGAAGAATTCACCGTTCCATCCATGTACTTCATGGTATGCAATGATCTCAGGAGAAACATTGTCATGCTTCATCCAGTAAGGCTCTTTTACACGAATAGAGGACTTGATTTCGTAGCCGTACACGCTTTGAAGAAAGTTAACGAAGTCATTAAGCACTTCAGGCCATGTAACCTCATCAACAGTTACCTCATGCTTGGAAACCTTACCACCACAATCACGGTACATGAAGCCATAGCCAGTATAGTCTTGATTATTATCGCTCATCGCCAGAACCTTTCAAAGTATTGTTCATTTGTCGTTGTGCCAGCTTCTGCAAGTTCTTACTCGCCAGATCAGCCAAGCTCCAACCCATCACTGTCGATAGACCAGCGATCTGCCACAGCACATCACCAATCTCCTTTTGCATACCTGCTTCGTCTAGTACACCATCCCGAATCCACTTGGCATACTTACCTGCAACTTCACCAGCTTCAGAGGTAAGGTTAGATACCATATAAGCAGGGTTCTTGGCAGTCTCTAGCGCAGTCTTAAACGCTAGTTCTTGGTATTCTTCAATCAGCATTCATAGCCTCCATTACATTAGGGAACAATCTAGTTAACTCTTCACGGCACTTCTCAGCGACCTCTCGGTGCTCCTTCTGCGTAGCCTTGTCACAGCGAATATCCACATAGTGCAGCCAACTACGCAGTGTGCCATTCATGTACATCTTGCTCATTGTCATGCCCTCTGGCAGCAGCTTACGAGCCTGCTCTTTAGCAACCCCTTTAGCCAGTGCTGTATTGTACATGAACTCAGCATCATCACGGATACGCTTCTGAGCCTGATACCACCATCCATGCAAGGCATCATCACCAACCTCGATACTGTTCTGTCGATTCTTCAAGTCCTGTAGGCGTACCTCAGACAACTCAAAGCCTTGGACAGCAGCGTATCGCTGAGAGAACTCTTGGAAGCTAAAGCTACGATGCCTCAGAATCTGCCGAGCAATATCACGGGTAGTCTCAATCTCCATGCACACATTGACCATCTCAAATGGACTCCAGTGCTTGTGCTTAATCAGATACTTCAGAAGCTTAGGCGCTGTTGCTTGAGCATTCTGATTCTCTGGGTTACTTACACGAGCACAGTATGCAATGGTCTCTTCTGCATTAGGTGTAGTCCACACCACATTAACTACTGACATCTTCACCTTCCACTTTCAATAGATCGCCATCACGAATACCTGCTTTGATAGCCTCTAGGATGCCAAGCCTGAGAAGCGAATCAGCCTCATCCGCATCTAGGTCAAAGAGATAGCTTGCACTGCCATCTTCATTCTCTTTAATCAGCTTTACTCTCATTGATCCACTCCTCTGGAATAGTCTTATCAGCAAACTGGTATCCGTTCTTCCTACACCACATAGCGTAGGTTGTTCTGGATGTCTTGCTGATACGAGCATTTGAATTACTAAAGACAAAGCGAATATCAAGCTCAGGATTATGTTTCTTAACTAACAAATGCTTCTGACGATCAGGTGCTAAGAAGCGTCCCTTTGTCTCCACAATGATCCCGTTAGCCAGTACAAAGTCAGGTGTATAGACATGAGAGGAAGCAGGTTTAATGTACTTCAGCTTAACCTTCTCGTATGTGTACTCAACACCTAACTTGTCTAGTTGTTCAGCTATTCGCTCTTCAAGTCCGCTACGGAATCCGTACTTGGTTGCAACTTGTTTGGCGGTTGCCATAGTTCTCCTTCATATCGTCTCAGCCACAAGAGCTGCCCTTGTTCCTTAAAATACTCCGCCGAATAGCCAAGTTCTTGATACTTATCAAACGCAGCTTCAATGAGCGCTGCCTTGGTGGTCGCTTTCGAGAGAGCTTTATCAGCCTTTTTCGGGCCAATACCGTCCAAGCCCGGGATGTTGTCAATCCTGTCACCCGTGAGTATTTGAGTGCAAAACGCTTTATACGAACTGTAGTCATCTAAATAGTACCTCTCATCTTTAACAGGGTTGTAGTGCCAACCTTGCAACTGATCCAAGTCTTTATCCACATGAACAATCCAGCAGTTATCTAAGAGCTTTGTAGACTCGATAGCTACCGCATCGTCAGCTTCTTGGTCAACAGTAAGGATAGCATCATGACGCTTCACTAAATGCTGCCGTAAGGCTTCATAGTGCTTAGGTCTAGCTACATCCTTGCGGTTACCTTTGTAAGGAACTGTCTTGGCGATGTCATAACGATAGTTAGTCTTACCTGTAATCCAAGCTTTGTATTCGTCAGCCTTGAGATTCACATAGATAAAGTTCTCTAACCACTCCGTTAATCGAGCCTTAGCGATGCCAACTGGCTCATCCTCCGTACTGAACCCAATACGATAGACAAGAAAGTCAGCATCTACCAGTGCAATCTTGATGTCTTCAGAGGATGTCTGAGTCATCTTCTTCGCTATCAGCGTCACCACCATAGACAACCAAGTCAGTGACGATGATCTTGCCGATAGACGGAGCAGCACCGAATCGAGCACTCATCTTGTGGCGATAGGAGCCAACCAGAGCAGTTACCTTAGTGCCGTTACCGATCTTGCCAATGTCCACAGGATTACCTTCGGTGTCCATAGGCTCAAACAGGAACTTAGACTTACCAACGATGTAATTACCCATCGTATCCTTGTTCTTAATCACAATGCCTTGCGCTTTCAGAGCCTCACAAGCCTTGTCAGAGAGCATACCAATAGTACATTCATACTTGTTGTTCTCTTCGTTAAACTTGGTATTGAATTCCTTCATCCAGTTAGCCCAGAAGAGTTGGCCTGCGATTTTGACTGGTTTGTTGTCCATTTTAATTTCCTTATTTAAATTTCAGTTGTTGGTACGAGTGTAGGGTCACGATCCCTCAATCCTTTCGGCGGCAGATTTTAAGTCTGCTGTGTATACCAATTCCACCACACTCGCATATATAAATTATACCACACTTTCGTGAGGTGTCAATGAGTTTCTCTCCAATTTCTTCCAATCTTATATTCCCCATCAAGAGGACATCTAAGCTTGAAATACTCACCAGCTTCAATGATTGACATCCTAGCAGCTTTGCCAGCATCTTCGGCAATATCTTTAGGACATTCAAACTGAAACTCATCATGCACATTGGCTACGAGCTTAACAGGCCACTTGTTTGCCTTGATCTTATCGTTGAAGATAACCAGAGCCTTCTTCATAACGATAGCTCCTGCACCTTGCAGTAAGCTGTTCAAAGCAGCGTGTTCAGATCGTACCCAAATTCTCCTACCATCTAGCCCCGGTACATATCCCTTAGCTGAGATGCTGGAGACAAGCTTGATGAGCTTTGCAAGGGCTGGTGTCTGTTCAAGGAACTTTTCCTTAAGCTTCTTACCTGCTGCCGCTGATCCTCCAACGATGCTACCAATCTTCGCATCTCCCGCACCGTAGAGGAAGGCGTAGATAAAAGTTTTTGCATTGTCTCGACTAGCGAGTCCTGCTGCTCGTTGGTTAACTGTGTGTACATCTGTACCATCTTTAGATGATCCCTCACAGACAGTTCTGACATAGTTTTGATCCTTCATATAGTGAGCAAGCATACGAAGCTCAAGTCCTGAAGCATCGCAGCCTACCAAAACATTACCTTCTTCAACAGTCCAGCATTCCCTGCACTCAGGGCCATAAACTGAACCTGCATTAGGAATCTGAGCCATGTTAGGGCTGCTATGTGTCATACGACCTGTCACAGCACCATTGGTAATTACCTTACCATGAACTCTTCCATCCTTACCTACAGCTTCCATCCATGACTCAATCTGGCTGATACGCTTGTTTAACATCAGGTACTCAGCAATCAGTTTAGCCTCTGGAATGTCCAGCTTCTCCAGCACAGATTCATCAACAATAGGCTGTCCCGTAGGTGTAAAGGTCTTAGGCTTCCACCCAAGTTCCTTTAGCTTCTCTCCGATCTGTTGTCTACTTCCGGGATTGAAAGTAACCACGCTATCTTTGAGTCTCTTTCCTGTCTTTTCTGAGAATCGTTCGACAGTGTAGGGAGGCCATCGTTGTTGCATCTGCTCATATATTCCTGCCACTTTTGACTTGATGTCAGTAAGTAGCAAGGTTGCATAGATTTGGTCAAGTTTAAAACCATTCCTTTCTTGTTGAGCAATGATAGCTGCAACACTCTGTTCAAGTTCAATGGACTCCTGACTAAACTGCTTCTGTTCAATCTCGGTAACTAAATGCTCATAGAGTTTTGCAGTTACCTCAACATCACGAATACAGTAATCGTCAAGAAGAGCATGATGAGGATTATCAAAGCACTCGCCATCATACTCCTCACTACGATCCATAAGCCATTGCCAAACCCTTGCATAGTCAATCTTCGGAAACCCTAGTGTGTGTCCCCACGCTTCTAGGCTGTGTCCGTTCTCTCGGCTCGGGTCGAGAAGCCTGCTTACTATCAATGTATCGAATACTCGACTCAAACGAATCTTCGTCTTCCATAAGCGATTCAATACTGGTGCATCGAAACTTATGCCGTTGTGCATGACTATCAACGATGCGTCCTTTAAAAACTCCGGCAGGTTGCT